GAAGCCGCGGCCGAAGCAGCAGGCACCAAGCCTGGCGCCGACGTGATCGCTGATGCGGCCGCCGCAACCGCTGCCGCTGCCGCAGAAGCCGACGCGAAGGCAGCGCTGGCGAAAGAAGAGCCGAAGGTCGACCCGACCGTCGCAGCTCTGACCGCTGCGGCCGACAAGATCGGCGCCGGCGTCGAGAAGCTCGTCGCTGCCGCGCAGCCGAAGGCCGCGCCCGTCGAAGAGGTGAAGCAGCGCGACTTCGACAAAGAGCGCGCGGATCTGAAGGCCGCGCTCGAGAAGGGCGAGATCGACGACGACGAGTACGAGACCAAGCGCGAACAGATCCTCGAGGACAAGGCCGAATTCAAGGCCGACCAGAAACTCAACGCGCGCCTCGAGACGCAGACCAAAGCGCAGCTCGACGACGCGTGGAATCGCGACCGCGATCGCTTCCGCAACGAACCCGCGAACGCCAAGCTGTATGAGTCAAAGGCGCGGCTCGCAGTGTTCAACCAGATGGTGCAGGACGTCGCCGTCGAGAATCCGCACGGCACGAACGACCAGTGGCTCACCGAAGCACGCAACCGAACGTTCAAGGAATTCGGTCTGCCCGTCGATGGCGCTGATCCGAAGGCTGCGGCCGACGCGATCGCCAAAGCCGAACGTGAGCGCGCAGCGAAAGCTGGTGAACGTCCGAACCCCAGCATCGCCAACGTGCCAGCTGCTGGTGCCACCGACGCGGCAACACCCGACTGGATGGCTCGCCTCGACGCGATGCCCATCTCCGACCAGGAAGACGCGCTTGCGCACCTGAAGCCGGAGCAGCTCGAGCAGTATCTCTCGACCGCGCGTGGCGGCTTGAGCGACAACCCGCGCGCGAAGTAACCCATGGCACTACATGTCGATCTGGCTCCCGGTGAATCAGTAGAGATCGGGAGCGGGACGACTGTGCGCGTCGAGCGCAAGAGCGGCGGCCGCGTGCGCCTCGCTATCGATTCCGACTACCGCGTGAAGGTCATCCGCAGCGATGACGCAGCACGCCCAGCACGACCCACCTCCAAAACAGGCGACGCCGGAATCGAAGAGATCCGGAACGGGCTTGGCGGTCCTTCGCGACCCCGCCCTGACGTCGACTGATCCCAGGGCGCGCGCATGAGTGCGCGCCGCAACGCTTCAAGGCGCACGAGTGCCTATCAACCGATGAGGAATTGCTCATGCGTACCATCATTGGCGTAGGCGACCCGAGTGCCGTCAAGCGCTTTTCCGCAATGCTGTTCGTCGACCAAGCGCGCGATGCGTATTGGTCGAATCGCTTCATGAAGAAAGGCGCCGATGCAATGGTGCCCGTCCAGATCCTGACGGAGCTGGAGAACGACGCCGGCGACACGATCACGTTCGACCTGTTCGCCCAGGCTCGCGGCAAGCCGACCTTCGGTGACGATCGCCTGAAGGGCAAGGAAGAGGCGCTGAAGAAGTATTCGGACGCGGTCTCCATCGACCAGATCCGCTACGGCAACTCGGCCGGTGGCCGCATGACGCGCAAGCGCGTCCTGCACGACCTCCGCATGGTTGCCCGCAAGGTCCAGGGTGACTGGTGGGGCCGGTTCAACGACGAAGCGCTGTTCTGCTACGTCGCCGGTGCTCGCGGAGTCAACAACGACTTCATCATGGACACGGACTGGACCGGTTACGCCGGCAACGTCTTCCAGGCGCCCGACACCAACCATCAGATGTACGGCGGCACCGCAACGGCGAAGAACAACCTCGCCGCCGGCGACGTCCTCACGCTGACGGTGCTCGAACGCGCCAAGCTGAAGGCGACCACGATGGGTGGCGGCACGACCGGCATCCCGAAGGTCCGCCCGATCGCGATCGAAGGCGAGAACCACTACGTCTACCTGATGCACTCGAACGATGCGTACCAGCTGCGCACGAACTCGAGCGTCGGTCAGTGGCAGGACATCCAGAAGGCCGCAGCGGCAGCCCAGGGCGCGAACAACCCGATCTTCAAGGGTGGCCTCGGCATGTACAACGACCTGATCCTGCACGAGCACCAGTCGGTGATCCGCTTCAGCGACTACGGCTCCGGCGTGAACCTGCCGGCGAGCCGCAACTCGCTGCTCGGTTGCCAGGCTCTCGTGATGGCGTACGGCTCGACCGGCAACGGTCTCCGCTACGACTGGCACGAAGAGACCGACGACCGCGGCAACGAGATCGTCATCGACTCGGCGGTCATCAACGGCATCAAGAAGACGCGCTTCAACAGCCAGGACTACGGCGTCGTCTCGATTGACGTGAGCTCGCCGCTCGTCGCCTAACCGACCAAGGCTCCGCGAACCAGCCGGGCGGCGGCAACGCCGCCCAGTTTCGCACCCCCTTCAACTTTGTGAGAGGAACCCGTCATGGGTATCAAGGCTGCAAACATTTTCAACAACATCTCCACTCCCGAAGAGAGTGGCGGCATCGCGCTCCAGAAGCTGACCTACGACATGGCCGGCGCCTATGCGAGTGCGATCGCGATCGGCGACAAGATCCAGATCGGCTTGGTCCCGAAAGGGCACAAGCTCGTTCCGCATCTCTGCCGTCTCGACATGATCATCATCGACTCGAACGTATCGCCGACCGGCGACTACTCGATCGGCGACGACACCACGCCAGCAGCGCTGAAGGCTTCGACCGCATCGGAAACCGCGGCCGCGACCATCAGCGGCGAGGACTGGGCACTGGCCACAGCGGAGATCGGCAGCGACGTCAACGACACGCCGATCTACATCCTCGCGATCGCCGCCTCGGCCACCACGCCGACGACCGGCAAGATCAACTTCTGGCAGGTCATCCGCGCGTTCGATCACAACATCGACATCGTGAGCTGATCGATCCCACTGCAACGCTTCGACAGAGGGGCCCGCAACGGCCCCTCTTTTTTTCGACCAGGAGAACCCGAATGCAGATCGAAAGCCTGCTGAAGCGGCACCACCCGAAGACTGGAGTGCCCGGCACCACGGTCAGCTTTGACCCGTGGCCCACGCCCGAAGGCACCTTCTTCGCGAACAAGCCGCCGACACCGGCGCGCACGTACCAGTTTCTCCCGGTCGACAAGACCGACCCCGAATCACCGCACGTGTGCCGCGACGTTCTCCCCGAGCACGCGCATCGCCTGTTCGAGTGCAACGGCGCGTATCGCCTGTACGAAGACGCCGCCGCGGCACCACGCCCAGCAACGACTACCGCGCCAGCCGCTGGTGCCGCTGGCGACCCGAATCCACACGTGGCGAAGGTTGCGCCCGTCATCGGCGACGATCCGGACCACCAGCCGGTGAAGCCTCCGGTCGACGAAGTGCCCGCCGACCAGAAGAAGGTCGCGTTCGACAACGCAGTCGCCGAGATCCGCGAGATGCCCGTCAAGGGCCTGAAGGCAAGGATCAACACGCTCGACAAAGGCGCGCTTGCAGCGGCGCTCGAGCTCGAGAAGCAGGTCACGGGCGACAAGGTCCGCAAAGGTTTCATCGAAACCGTGAGCGCGCACCTCGGCAAGCCCGCCAGCTAAGGCGCACCGATGGAACTGCAGGAACTGATCGACGAGCTCCGAGTGAATCGGCTCGACGACACCGTCGCGCCGTACCTCTGGACGGATGAAGAGCTGACCGGCTATCTCAACGATGCCGTGCGCCAGGTCTGCATTCGCCAGCGGCTGCTCGTCGAATCAGTGAACACGGACGTTTGCGAGTACGCGCTCGCCGCCGGCGCGCGCGCGATCAAGCTGCACGCCTCGATCCTCGCGGTGCGCACGCTGCGCCTCACCGAAGCCGACGGCACGCACCACGATCACATCCAGGGCAAGACGCTGCGCTGGCTCCGCGATCGCCACCCGCACTGGGAGACCTGGGACAACCAGCGCGCGCATTACTGGATCCCGGACTTCCAGCAGGGCTACATCTACCTCGACCGCGGCAACGACAACGTGCAGACGGTCAATCTCACGTGCTGGCGCATGCCGCTCGAGGACGAGCGCCTCGACGTCAGCGACATGAGTGAGTCGCCGATCATCGACGAACACTTCCACCTCGACCTCTGCGACTGGGCGACCTATCGCGCGTTCCTCAAGAAGGACGCGGAGACGATCGACACGGGCCGCGGCCGCGACGCCGTTGCAACGTTCGACGCGAAGATCGGACCGCTCCCCAGCGCCGTAGCAATTCGCCTCTGGGGCACTTCGCCGGCGACCGGCACCACGCCGCACTTTCTCTGAGGCTCTCGCATGGCTCGTCGCTTCGGCACGTACAGTCCCGTCGTCCCGCTCGGCGTGACGTGGGAGGAACAGCTTCAGCTGTTGCAGACCAACGGCGATCCGGTGGACCTCACCGGCTACGACGTACGCGTGCAGTTCCGCGTCGAGAAGTCGCCGCTGATCGACGTCATCACGCACATCCCGACGACTGCGCCCGTCTTCGAGCTCACAACCGCAGGCGCTGTCAGCCCCGCACCCGCGTGGCCACTCTTCGAGTCGTGGACGATCGCCGACGTCTCCAACGGCACGCTCAACTCGCTGCTCGACGTCATCCCTCTGTGGAAGGCGAGCCCGACCAACGTGAAGCGTCGGCTCTACATGTCGATCATCCTGGTGAACCCCGAGACGCTCTACGCGATCCCGGTCGTGCAAGGGCGCGCAGTGTTCCTGCCGGCGGTCACGGTATGACGCCGGACGAGGGCATGAAGATCGGCCGCGGCGATCTCGCCGCGTTGTCGTTCCGCGCGAAGGACGCGCTCAACGCGAAAGCCGCCTACCTCGAGGGCCGCACGCTTCAAGAGAACGAACGCGTCCTGATCGTCCTCGAGTTCAAGCCCATGCGCACGCCGAGCGGTGCGCTGATCTTCGGCGAACCGCGCACCGAGGTGAAGCATGGCGTGTAACACCGTTGTGGTGCAGGGCCAGGGCAAGGCCACTGTGCGCATCGGCGGCATCACGCCGGTGCCGATCGTGATCGCGAACGACGTCGTCGCGCGCATCAATGCGAACCGGCCACAGACGCGCGTGCTCGCGGCCACGACGCCCGTGCAGGCGCTGGTGAGGCCCACGAACGTCGAGGTCGGCGGTCTCGGCGTGCAGGGCAGGCCAGGGCAACCAGGCAGCACGATCCCAGCGATCAACTTCGCGTGGGGCGATGCCGCGCACATCGTGTGGACGCCGTCGGTTCCTGGCTTGCTCACGCTGGTGCGCATCGACATCCAGACACCATTCAACGGCATCGCGCCCGAGATCATCGTCGGCGTGACCGGCGATCTCGACGCAGCGATGCCCGCCGACCAGAACGATCCGACCTCAGTCGCCAAGTACAACCGCAACGCGGACCTCCGCCTGGTCGCTGGCCAAGGCGTGTTCCTGACGATCACCCCAGGCTTCGGCGCCAGCACCGGCGATGGCCTCCTGATCCTTGAATTCCTACCTGACTGAGAGACATCCATGAGCGGCGAATTCAGCGATCTGCAAGGCACTAGCCTCGTAAAGTTTCAGGTCGGCATCGGTGGTCAGCAGCTGAAGAGCATGTCGACGAGTCCATCCGTCGCGTCGCTCGCTGCGCGCAACGCGGCCGACAGCAATTACGCCGCACTGCGCGCGTTCTTGTTCATGACGTTCGGCAACGACTTCGAGCTCAACAGCGGCGCCGCGGGCTCCGGTGCCGACTGGAAGATGACGTTCTCCCGCCCGTCAACGGGCATGACGCACGCGCTGCAATTCATCTTCCCGGGCACAGACCCGACAGCGAACCAGGCGCTTACCGTCGCGAGCATCGTCGGTGACGTCATCACGCTCCAGTGGACGACCGTAGCGGCCGGCACCGACAAGATCGTCGTCGACACGACGACGTACACGTCCGGCACGGGCGCGACGGTCGCGATGTTCACCAAGCCGATCAATGCCGAGATTCTGTGGATCTCGAACGTCATCGACACGCAGTTCGACGGCGCGCCGAACGCATCGGTCGGCATCAGCGGCACGCCGGCGAAGTACGGCCCGACCACGGCGTGGGACCTCACTGCGCCGGACAAGTCGCGCTTCACGTACCACCCGAACGAGCCCGCGATCGGCTCGACAGAGGCGCTGATCCTGACGTTCTCCGCCGGCGGCGCCACGGTCGGCGCAGGCCACGTCCTCACCGCTTACGTAATCCCGAGCTGATGGCGTGCCCGGTCCGCTGCACGGTCCCTCAAACCCGACGGTTTTCCGGGATGCGCTCGGCGCACTAAAGCGTTTCCTTCGCCCGGCTGTGGCGCCGCAATACGCGCTCACCGCCGACGTCAACAATCTCAATCCGACGGGCTTCACCGACGCGACGACGCTCATCGTCAAGGCGACCGGCGGCCCGTTCAAGATCACAGGGCTCCTCGCTGGAGCGCTCGGCGACGAGATCACGATCAAGGCGGACTTCCAGTCCGACCCGTTCATCCTGATGCCGCGCGACTCTAATTCGTTGAACTCCAACTGGCTGCTCTTGGCGCGCGAGGTAGTGCTCGAGGCTTACCAGTCAATCTCGTTCCGCTACACCGATGTGGGCAGCGGCACGACGGCGTGGGTTCCGCTCGACGATCGGTTCGGGACGGCAGCGGCGCGCGACGCCAGCGAGTTCGCGCTGGCATTCACAGACACCGGTATTCAGGTGGTCGGCGGCGCAATCGGCGGGGTCGCGATCCTGCCGAACGTCGCGGTCAGCGAAGTGCGCGGCATGTCGACCGGCGAGTACGCCTACGCCTCAGGCAGCTGGCAGCTTTGGGTTTATCCGGCGCCGTCGAGCGGCGCGTTCACGCTGGACGTTCGGAAGCTCGGATTCACCGCAGGCAGCGTTTCCGTGCCGGCTGGTGGAAACAGCATCGTCGCCTCCGCGCCGCCGACTATCGCCGCAGGAAGTTCATTCGTCACCGCAGGCGGTTCGCAAGGTACGTGGACCGGTGGTCCGATCGTGAGGGGCGACATGATCACCGTCGTCCCGACATTGAACACCGCCGCCGTGCAGCAGTACGTCCTTTTGATGGAAGCCATCCGCGCGCTATGACAACCGATGTCGTCACAACCGTAGTCGATCAGACGAGCGACGCCGCATTCCGCACGTGGGTCGCGGAGTTCATCGCGCGCTTGCTCGCGGTCGGCCTGACGCAGACAGCAGATACCGGCCAGATCAACACGGCGACGGTTACGCGCGCCGCGATCAACACCGACGCGGGCTACGCGATCTTTCGATTCAACGACACGCTGCAAGCCACGGCGCCTATCTTCATCAAGGTTTTGTTTGGCTCTGGCGCCAGCACTTCGACGCCGCGCGTTCGTGTCCAAATCGGGACTGCATCGAATGGCTCAGGCACCGTCAGCGGACTCGGTTCGGCGAATACAGACGTTATCAATCTGAATTCGGTCCCGGCCTCAATATCCACGCCGTACGGCACCTACACTTGCTACAACGCCACCTACGGGACGTTGTGGATGACATGGAAGAGATTCGGCGGCGGCGCGGCCGGGTTCGGATTCGGATTCTTCTATATTGGGCGCACGACGGACTCTACAGGCGCCACCACCGGTGACGGCGTTGTCCAGATGTACAGCCCTACCACGACGATCTACACCGTCCGAACAATCAGTTATCTCAGCAACACGATCTACGTTGCCGCCAACGGCACCGTCGACATGATCCTGCAGCCTTACGGGATCACGGCGACGTTAGTGGGCGGCGTTGCTCAGTTGTTCAAGGCTTACTACGTGACACCGCGCATGAGGCCTATGTTGCAGGTCGTGATGAGTTTGGACTCGGAGATCCCGCAGCTTACGGCCTACACCGCAACGACGGTGGGCACGACGCCGCACACGTATCTCGCCGCGAACTGCACGCAAAGTACGGTGAAGAGCCTGGGCATCCTCTGGGAGTGACGCTATGACGACTTACATAGTGTCGCCACCGGAAACGATTTACGACGAGGAAGGTGCGGTCCTGCTCGGAAGCGCGCTAACGCCACCGCCGCAGCTGGTGATGCCGTACTTGCCGATCGTCTCGCCAGAGAACTTCACTGACTATTTGACGCCGCAGGGCGGCTCGTACATGTGGTTTGGGTAGTTGCGCACTCTGCGGCTTGGGCGCGAAAGAGCTCCGCGGAACGCGTGCTGATCGTTGCGGAGCGATAGTTTCGATAGGCTAAGGATCAAAGCATGGCAGGCGTCGGCGACAAGGAACTCATCGCGCGGGGCCCTTGGTCCGCCGGCATCGATAACCTCAACGCCGAGACGGACCTCACGCGCTCGGACGATGGCAAGCAGATCGTCGCGTTCCGCGAAGGCGTGAACGTAGACATCGATCGCAAGGGCACGCCGAGTCGCCGACCGGGCTACACGAAGATCATCAACGGCTTGAGCGTGCACTCGCTCTGGCACCAAGGCAGCTTCCCGCTCGCGCTCTTCGCGGACGGCGCATTGCAGTTCGCCTTCCGCCCAGGCCAGACGCCGTTCGAGGTGCGCGACGGCCTGGCGAATCGAACCATCAGCTACGCGCTCGCCGGTGATCGCGCCTTCTGCACGAACCCCGTGCAGAACTGGTGCGTGACGCCGAGCGGCGACACGGTTCCGTGGGGCGTCGAGACACCCGCAGGGCAGCCGAACCTCACGCCATCGCCAGACGGCGGGCTCGACGCCGGCGAGTACCAGGTCGCGATCACCTTCATCGACCTGCTCGGCGAAGAGAGCGGCACCGTCCTCGCCGCGACGTGCACCGTCGCGAAGGGCGGCGGCATCGAACTCAATCAGATCCCGCAGCCGACGTCCGACCGCGTGCGCTACGTGCGCGCGTACCGATCGGCGGCGAATGGCGGCAACCAAGCCGACCCGAACGCGCCGGTCCTCTTCATGGCGCGCGACATCCCGGTGGGCATCACGAGCGCACTGCTCGGCGTGGCCACGCTGAAGCGACCGCTGGCGACGCAGTTCCTCATCCCGATGCCGCCTGGCCAGATCGTCCGGCACCTCGCCGGTCGGCTGCACGTCGCGGCGGGCAACGTCATCCGCTCGAGCGAGCCGCTCCGCTACGGCCTCTGTCACAAGGACAAGGGACGCAACGTCGGCGACAAGATCGTGCTCATGGAGCCCGTCGGCGACGGCGGCGACTCGCCAGGCTTCTTCGTCGCCGACTCGAAGCGCACCTACTGGATCGGCGGCGCGAATCCGGAAGACACATCGATCCGCATCGTCTATCCGTACAGCGCGGTGCCCGGTACCGGCACCGTCGTCCCCGCTTCAATGTTCAGCCTCGACACCACGCTGCCGGTCGCCTACTGGATCGCCGCGAACGGCGTCGCATGTCTCGGTCTCCCCGGCGGCACGGTCGTGCCGCTTCGCGAGAAGCAGGCAGTCGCACCGCCGGCCGAGTCGGGCGCTTCGCTGTTCCGCGAGCGCAACGGCATTCGCCAGATCATCTCGGCACTCGCCGGCGCAACGCGCACGACCAAGCAGGGCGTCGCCATCGGCGACAGCGCAGCGGCTCGCGTCTACCGCAACGGCATCGAGATCTAGATGAGCGTCTGGAAGATCGTCCCGCACGCCGTGCGGGATGCGATCACGCACGTCCGCAAAGTGGTCGCGCGCGTGACACCCGAACAGCGGGAGCAGCGGCTGGCGATCTGCCGCGGCTGTCCGAAGTACACGACTTTCCTGGGCGAGCGCTGTGGCGTGTGCCACTGCCCGCTCGTGAAGGTTCTTTTCGAGCGGGCGCACTGCCCGGATAACCCCCCGAGGTGGTAGGCAAATGAACAAACTTTTGATGCAGCACCGCACCGAGCTCGCGCGCGCTCTCCGCAATCACCACGTCGAACGCGCTGACAACGGTCTGTACTTCCCGAAGCAGGGACTGTTCGTCGGCGGCGTGTTCCGCACGTGGGTTAACGGCAAGGATGAGCAGGTCGACCCGAACGTCATGATGCTCGCGGGCCTGACCGACATCCTGGCGGTCTACTTCGACCAGGCGGCCGCGCGCACGGCGTTCTTCATCGCGCCCTTCAGCAACAACGTCACGCCGACGAACGACCTCACCAACCTGACCATCGTCAGCACGCTCGGCGAGTTCGTTCACTACAGCGAAGCGAATCGCCAGTCTTGGGCGAAGGACGACGCGGCCGCGCAGGCGATCAGCAACCACACAACGCCGGCGACGTTCACCGCCGACGCCACGGCCGGTACGGTCTGGGGCGCATGGCTGACCACGTCGGCGACGAAGAGCTCGACCTCGAGCCAGCTGCCGGTGTGCGCAACCAAGTTCGCCGGCGCGCGCGTGCTGCAGGAGAACGACCAGCTGTCGATCGAGTACACGATCACGGCGGCTGACGGCAGCTGATCGAATGCCGCGCCACGAAAACTGGGCGCGGTTCCGTACCGGAATAGGCACCGATCAAGCCGCCCAGGCAGAAGGCCGCAACCTACTCGGCGGCCTGATGAATCGGCTCAAGCTGGGCGGCGTCAAGGTCGGCTCAGCGCGCCAGGTGCTGGCAGACGGCACCGTCGTGATCGCGAGCTACGACGGCACCACGCCGATCGTGACCACGGTCGCGCCGCAAGTCGTCGTGGAGGAGGAGGGCGAGCTCGACCTCTGGATCCCGCGCGGCATGGTGGTCGTGCCGGCACAGAACAGCGCGCCCCAAGGATGGGGCCTGCCAGCGGTGACGCCGGCCGCGAATCCGGACAACACGCGCGTCGCCAACTGGACGCCGAATGGCGCGCTGCCGCAGGTGCTGCTGTCGCTCCTGCCGGACGCTGGATTCCCGACCGACCCGAACGTGTCCCAGGTCATGTACTGGGACGACTTCGAAGCGCCTGACACGGACATCATCGAAGACGGCGAGGGCGCGACCTGGTCGGCGTTCCGCATTCGCTTTCGTGTGCTCGGCGCCGCGTTCGACCAGGTGCTCGCGGAGATCAACGCGAGGCGCGACCCGGACCAACCGCTGTGCGGTCCCTTCACCGGCTACGCCGACATCGCGGCGGAGTATTCCCGCATCGTCAGCGCTTTCGGCATCGACGAAGCCGCCTATCCGATCGGCGCGCGCACCAACTTCCGGCGCACCGAGAAAGAGGGCACGGTCAAAACCAACGGCACGGCCGCAGCGAACGGACAGCTCGGCGCGGGCGTACTTCCACCGGGCCTCGGCGTCGGCGACATCGTCGACGCGCTGGTCGGCGTGCAGCCGACGCTCGTCGACGGCACGTTCGACTGCGGCACCAGCTTCTCGATCGTCGGCGCCATCCCGTTCTTCACCGCGCTGATCGACCACAACGACCAGTGGGTGCACTGCGGCAACATCGACTGGCTGTCGATCCACGACGAGATCCCGCGCCTCTCCTGGCTCGGCTCGCGCGGCCGCAGCATCCCGACGTGGGAGCTCGCGACGGGCGTCATCACCACGACGACGTACGACGGCACCGGCTTTCCGCCCACGATCTACGTGAGCAATTGGCTCGACGCGACGAACGCCAACTTCCAGGGCGCGACGCTCGAGCAGTTCGGCCACTGCATCTACGCGCGCGGTCGAATGCTCGCGCAGCTGCCGAACAACGGCTATGTGCTCGGCGCCGCGATCCAGCGCATCGAAGCGACTGACGCAACGCCGGCGCGGTATCTGCTCATCGCGATCGCGTGGCATCGGGCCGACCAGAAGCTCACCGAAGTGGGCTCGCCTTCACTCGACCCTAACGCGCCGCTCGGCGTGTACTGGGACACGAGCAGCGACATCCGCGTGTGGATGGCCGAGCTGCCCACCCGCAGCGGTCTCGCCTGCGCGCCGGAGTACGTCGTCGACGGACTCTTCGACGCGGTGACGAACCCGCGAGGCTCCAACAGGCCTCTCCTTCTGGCTCGGCGACTACCCAGACCGCGGCACCGACTACGTGACCGATGCGGAATTCGGTGCGCCGAAAGGGTACTGGCAGACCTTCATGTTCAACGGCAGCGGGACGCAGGCCACGTGCTTGCGCTCTGCGGTCTACAACCAGCGACACCCCGTCACGCTCGCGCTGATCTCGACAGGCCCTGTCGGGCCCGCGCAAGCGATCCGCTGCACCGTCGACGAAGATGGCAGCAGCGTCGCGATCGTCTGGGAGCTGCCGCTCGGCGTCATCTTCGACCCGGGCAATCGCTTCCCGTACGCGTGGGACTACGTCGGCGATGCCGAGGTGGTTGCATGGTTCGGCCAGGCTGACGGCCACACCGGCCCCATCGCGATCGAAGACACGCACGGCAACGCGCTCGTCAGCTGGACGCTCTTCGGCAACCCGTCTTACATGGCGCACGCATTCGATGCGCGCACCAACACCGGCATCCTCGCCGGCTACACGTTCCTCACCGACGCGTTCGTCGCAGACGACCTGCTGGTGTTTCACAAAGGCGCACTCGTGCGCGGGCTCTCGAACGCGATCGACCCCGGTGTCGGTGTCGGCTACGGCGGCTGGGGCAACGGCTTCATCTACATGATGGCGCCGCAGTGGAATCAGGTGCACAACAACGTCGGCACGCTGCCAGCGATCGCGGTCTACGGCGAAGACTTCGTCGCAGCGATCTGGGACGGCGCAGTGCCTGGCGGTCCGCAAGGCTCGTTCCCCTTCGACGCCGAAACCAATTTCGTGCGCGTCGCCGCTCTCATCGTTTCCAGCATCGACGACATCGACGAGATGCTCGACGTCGAGAACGGCTGGCTCAATTTCGCAGGAGTGTGCTGATGCTTCGCCTCTCGACGCAGGCCAAGCTGATCCAGCTGACGCCGTTCCCGACCACGTACGGCGATGCTGTGATCCGCGTCTATAGCGGCGATCCGCCGGTGACGGCCGACCAGGCGCCGACCGGCACCTACCTCGGCTACATCACGCGCGACGGACTCTCGCCGACCGCTGGTCACGGCCTGCACTTCATCGTTCGGCCGGACGCCATCGTCACGCGCACCGATGGCGAGGTGTGGACGCTGATCGGTCTCGCGACCGGCATCGCTGGCTGGGGCCGACTCGCCGCGTTCAACGATCCGCCCATCTTTCAGCCGGGCGCCGCGCGCATCGATTTCGAAGTCCGTCCGGACGACGGCATCGGCCTCTATCTCTCCAACCCGAACATCCACGTCGGTCTCTCGGCGGACGTCCCCTTCTTCAACTACTCGATTCCAGGCTAAGGAGCCCGTCATGTCCTTTAACTTCTCGCTCGGTGCACGCAACAAGAAGCTCGCCGCACTCAAAGCCGACCTCGATGGCGGCTTCCTCTACATCTACGCGGGGCCAGTTCCGGCCAATCCCGAGGATGCTCTCTCTGGCCAGACGCTCCTCGTCAAGATCACGGAGAGCGACGACGGCTCGACCGGTCTCACCTTCGCCACGCCGGCCGCCGGCGCGATGACGAAGACGCTCGCCGAGGACTGGAACGCGGTCATCACCACGTCGGGCACTGCGGCCTATTACCGCTTCTGCGACGCGAGCGACACGCCCGCCAACGCGTCGAGCACGAAGACGCGCTTGCAGGGCACGTGCGGCGTGGCCGGTGCCGATCTGAATCTCGCGACGGTCAACCTGATCGCTGGCGGCGGAAATTCGACCGGCGCGGGCGGCTTCCAGGTGCTCGAAGACTAAACACCGATGGCATGGATCGCGGCAACCAACATCCCCGGCGTCACCGTGGCCGGGGTGTTCCAGGCATTCGCGACGTCGCCGCCATGGCCGCCGACCGGCACGGCAGCGAGTTCGCCGAGCGATTACACCGTCGCGCCGGATGGCAAGATCACGGTGCTGCACTCGCTGTCGCTCGGCGGCTGGATGCGTTTCACGCTCACCGACACGCTCGGCACGCTCGCCGGCGTGCCGGAGTTTCCCGCGATCCCCTGCAGGCTCACGGCCGACATCACAGGGGCGAGCAGCGGCGTCAACCACTACGACATGGCGTCGCAGATGGCGTCGGTGCACAACGACCAGATCACGACGAACCCGCAAACCGAAACATCGATTACCTACGACGGTGGCGATTTCGATATTGCGGTTGGCTCTGACGGTTCGTTCGCATCGTCGGATCCGCAGAACATCACGCTGCTGCTCGAGATGGACATCACGCTGTCGGTGCCGGAATTCTGGACCGACAACGTGGCGTGCGTCGAAGACGCGGGCGTGTTGACGAAGCCGGCGCAGTTCGTGTTCGTGCCGGAAGTCGAGGGCCAGCCCTTCATCCCGGCCTCGTTCAACTGCTACCCGCCACCACCGCCCCCGCCGCCGATCGTTCCGCCCCCTCCGCCGGGTGGTGGCAGTGGGAGCGGGCCGCCGCACGGCGACTGCTACGACGCGCCGATGTTCGAGTATTTCATCCTCTGCCACGGATACCCGCCGGGTGATCCGCTCGGTAGTCCGCCGTGTCTCCCGACGCAGGTCCTGGTCGGCTTTATCCGGGTGTGCCCGTGACCGATCGTTGCGTAACGACCGTCTATCCCGGCGGCGCCTACTGCGTCGATTGCGACGAGCAGCCGTTCATCGCGACGGTCCCGGAGCACATCGACACGATCATCGATCGCGCGTGGGATTCAGGCGCGAACAGCATCGCCAGTGTCGAGGCTCCCTGCTACGTCCAATGGACCGCGCCGACGCTCACGGTCGGCGAGATGCTCGGCCTGAATCCGCTGTTCCCACCGCGCGTTGACGTCACCGACCCGACCAACATCGCGGCCGCGTTCTACGTCTACACGATCGGCACGCAGATGTTCGCGCAGCCCGTCGCGTTCGGCTCGAACGTCGGAAGCGCGCACGGCATCAACTCGAGCGCTGTGCTGCGCATCGAGCACATTGGCGTCACGGCCAGCTTCAAGCTCAACGGCACGATCATCGCCACGTGCCCGCTCTCCGATGGCGCGAATCGTGTCGCGATCGCGATCTACCAGTCCGGCGACCACGTCTCCACGCCGACGTTCGCCGCGCTGACGACGTGGCACGTAGAGGGCACCGTCGTGATGCACGGCCGCGGATCGCTGCGCGGCTCGTTCTCCGCGAACTTCGGCACGCTGCATGGGCGCGGCCGTCTCATCGGCACACGCGTGTTCGGCGGCATCTTGCATGGGCGCGGGCGCCTCGAGGGTTCGTCGTTCTCGTCGTACGGCAGCATCCACGGCCACGGCGCGCTGCGCGCAACGCAGGGCCTTGTCGACCCGCATCCGAGCTACGGCGAACTGCACGGCCACGGGCGGCTGGTCGGTGTGGGCACGATCCGAGACTACGGCGATGGCCACCTGTACGGCCGCGGTCGCCTCGCTGGCTCCTTCTCAGCGAACTACGGCAGCATTCACGGTCGCGGTCGCCTGCAAGGCGAGGAAGACGTCACGCCGCCCGGCGCGATCCTGTTCCTCTTGCAGTCGCCCGGCATCATGCAGATGACGAGCGGCTACTCGAAGGAAACGATCGGCGAGACGATCGCTTTCACCGACACGCCGACGCAGCGCCTGGTCAACCAGATCATCGAGTCGATCCGGCTGACCGACACGCCGATGTCGTTCCTCAGCGCGATCGAGCAGATCGTCGAGAAGCTCGACGTCGTCGACCAGATCGCCGTGATCTGGCGAATGATCATCGCCGAGAGCCTCGCGCTCACCGGCGTCGCGGCGCCGAGCTGGATCGCGGTCGAACGCATCTTCGAGACGCTCCGCCTTATCGGCGGCCCGTCGACGACCGTTCACCTCTTCAGCCTGATCGTCGAGACCCTGGGCCTCCAGGATGCGCTCGCCGTGATCGCGCGCGAGCACATCTCCGAGTCGACCGCGTTCACCGAGACCGTGACGTCGCACCTCGATGCGAACGTGCACCTGGTCGAGAACATGCTCCTGACCGCGGTGCCCACCGGCTTCGCGCGGATCTCCGCGATCATCAACGAGACGATTTCGCTCGCCGACAACCCGGCCGCATCGCTCCACGCGTTCGAGCACCTGCTCGAGTCGGTCGACTTCTCCGTCACGATCCACATCGGCGACACGCTCTACCTCGCATGGGTTGTCAACACCGAGTCGCGCGCCGCGACGACCTACGAGCAGTACCCGTTCAACAGCTTTACGGACGAGTTCGACAAGCACTACTACGGCGCGGCCGAGGACGGCATCTACGAACTCGAGGGCAGCACCGACGACGGCGATGCGATCAACGCGCGCGTGCGTCTCGGCTTGAACGACCTCGGCACCGGCAAGGAAAAGCGCATTCCATCGCTGTACCTCGGCTACACGGCAACCGGTCGCCTGCTGCTGAAGGTGACGATCACCGAGGTCGACGGAAGCCGCACCGAGAACTGGTACCAGCTCACGCCGCGCGGCGCAGGCGACATGCGCGAAGGCCGCATCA